CGGTATGAGAAAGGGCAGACAGAGATATCTTACTGCCACCACTACTGCTCGACAAAACAGTATCTCTAGATAGCGTATCTGGAGAACCATCGGTGATAGTACCGACTCCAACTTCCCAAGCAGCACCATTACCATCTTCTATAGCGTAGTAAGTTACGTTACCGTCGCCTATAGAACTAACAAAAGACTGAAAGCCAGTAGCAGCTCCGTCTAAGCTGATAGTACCAGTACCAGTGGTAGTAGTGGTCTCTTTTACTCTATCTTTAAGCTGAAAAGCCATATAATCTCCCGAGATTAAATGTGATCCTATTCCATATATCTGTATATACACAAAAAAACCGCCTCGCTTGCACGAGACGGTCCTTTTTTATGGTATTGAGATAAGCTATTAGAATGAGCCAGCGAGAACTCTTCTGTTATCAAGAACACCAAAACCAATTTCAGCCCAACCGTAGTACCCTTGACGTTGGTGTCTGTGAAGAGCTTCGTCTTCATAAACTTCAACTTCTTTCTTAACAGGCATTACGAAGCTGTCATTGCTACCTTGGTCGAGACCAATTACGAGCTCTACATCGCTAGTCTGCAGAGAACCACCTAAGTCACTAGTGAAGTAGGATTGGTACTCTTGACCGTCACCAAACTCAAACAGGTCGTGAAGGTTAACACCGAAGATGCGAACTAGTGGAGCTGCGTCATCGCCTGCAACGTAGATTTCACGACGTGAAACTTCGTCAAGCTGATCGACACCCCAGTTGCGGATATCTTCGACGGCTTCTGGAGACAAGTACAGGTCAGTCAATCGGCCATTAGCAGTAACGCTGTTACCACCGCCGTTACGACGCATAACTGTCTTCAACAGAGATACAAGACGCTTTGTAAACTGACCAGCAGCGGCGTCTGCATCGTAGACCAAAATGTTTCTATCAACAGCAGCGGCTAGCAGAGTGTGCCATCCATCGTCGTTGATTTTCTTAACAAATGATGCTTCCAAAACTTGCATCGCGCGAGCAATAACGTTCCAGTTAGCTTCACGGGCATACTTCAGCAAGAAGTCAATCGAGCTGGTAATTCCGTAAGTGTTAACCATGACGTAATCGCCTTCGACGCTACGTTCTGGAATACGACCGTGACCCGGATTAGTGTAAGCAATGTGCTCACTTTCTGTTCCCGGTGCAAGAAGGTCGAGTGGAAATTCAGGTGTAGCACCCGGTTCAAGTGGCATAGCTTCATAAATGGAAGTTACGACATCACCGAATAAAACACCTTTACGCAATGGTGTTTCCAAAGCCTTAGCGATTTCACGCTGGGCTTCGATAGCCACTGCTTTATCTGAACTACCGGATTGCTTTAGCAATGCGATAAATTCATCAGAAGGACGTTCTTTCATATTCATTATCTTATTCTCCTTTATGGGCTATAATTAAGGTAGGTTGACTTCTACTTTGTAGTAGCCGTCTTCATCTTTGCCGGACAAAAAGCGACCAATAGCAGAGACAGTTCCATCGCCAACAATGTCAGCCTTGGAAAAGTTGCCACTGTGCGCAGGAAAAACCTGATCACCAGCATCGGGTTCAGCACCTTCGATGTTGTTTGTTACAACATATCCTTTGCGCAAGACGGTAACTTTACCACCTTTTTGCACTTCGTCTTTATGTTGATTAATATGCTGACGAGTCAGGTCAAGGTTGACCATATCATTCAGCAAAATACCGATTGGGGCTTTGCCGGAAGCAGTAGCAGCATAAGTGACCAAAGCAGCACCCTGATCCATAGCAGCACCACTACCACCAGTTGATAAAGAAGCAATACCACCTCTAGTAGCAACTTCATTCATGAAGAAGCTAATGTCAGTTTGTACTTCATTTCTATCTGATTTAAGAGCCATTATATATTTCTCCTTGTTAAATTACTTAAGGTTCGCAGTTGATTTTAGAAGAGAACCAAACCACTCACTTGCAGTAGAACGAAGTTCTTCAGAAGAATCTTCATCGTCAATAGCTTCTGCCATTGCAATGTCTTCATCTTCTACAGCTTCTTCTAATTCTTCTGCTTGTGCTTCAGCTTCTGCTTCGTCCACTTCTTCTTCAAGAACTTCCACTTCAGCTTTCTTCTTCATCATAGCTGGAGCTTCTTTCTCTTCATCTTCTTTTTTATCCTTCTTTGCAAAAGGATTTTCTTTGTCATCTTTCTTTTCCGCCTTCTTCTTTGTCATTGCAGCAACAACAAACTCGAAAGTTTCTTCATCAAGATTTTCAAATTTAGCAATAGCCTCATCCAGTTCTTCACCTTCAAGACCTGCTTCGGTCAAAGCAGCAACTCTCTTTTCGAGCGCAGCAGCTTTTTCGATTTCAGCAACCTGAGCGATTGCTTCTTCTTTAGCAGCTTCAGAAGCCGCTAGAGCTTCCTCAAGTTCTTTAACTCTTGCTAGAGCTTCTTCTACCTGAGCTTGGACTTCGGCGATAGCCTGATCCTTAGCAGAAATAGTTTCTTCAAACTTTTGCAACTGACTTTCAATCGCTTCTGTCTTCTGAGCTTCCATTTCCTGCTTCATAGTTTCGTTGGCGGTTCGAGCTTCAGCTAGTTCAGCTTTGACTTCCTCCAACTGTTTCTGTAAAACATCGGACATTTTAGTCTCCTTTATTGATGAAACAGCAACTAGTTCACTATCATTTTCACTAAAACTTTTACTGTCATTTAAAATGACACTTCGAGGATTAGCAGGTTTAGAAACCAAGCCCTTGCCAGAGAAAGATATATTTCTTAATAATCTACCCACTGTATAACCCTCATACCTCCCTGTTCCTCCGTAAGCGCGAAGGTGCTTTGACAAAAATGCCGAAGCCTCTTCTCTTCTTACAATTTTGCTCGCACCCGTTTCATCTTTCAGTGCGTAATCAAAATTTGGGAACAGACATTCCATAGATACATACCATCTATTTCCTTCCTCAATCTCTTCTATTATATTATTCATTCTTTCTCGAAGTTCTGGATCGCTCCAAGACTTATATAGAACACCCTGTGTAATTATATTAAAGTCTGTTGGTGAACCAGCCTCTGCAAACGAAAGATCGCCATCTAAGCTGTTTCCTTCAAAATCAACAACGTAGTTGGCGGTTATGTGACCAATTATATCTTTTTCATTATGCATATAATTGAATTGTTTATCTTCTGGAGTAGAACGTGCTTCCCACATTTCTTGTGCGTCAAAAACATCATCGTTCTTATTCCAACCAGTACTAACTAGGACAGAACTCAAATAATATAGATCTATCTGTTCTTTATTCTCGGCTTGAGAATTCTCTAGACCTAAAAAATTAAGGGCCATCGCACGGTCTTTATCATACTTACCGGCAGCAGTACTTAGTGTTGGGGCTTCAGAAATAACAGGAGAGCAATACGCAATTGTGGTATTGTTCTCGATCAATTCCTGAAGGCCATCTTTTATTTCTTGTGCATATGCTTTCATATAAAGTCTCCTTACATGATAATACACAAAAAAAGATTTTTATGTTTGTTTTTACCTAAAAACTAGGCGAACGAGGCGAAGGTGGATGCGTAGATATACCTCATCTCGTCAATGCTTGGCTTTCTATCTTGAGTTTCAGAAAACTTGTTAACCGCACTATCTACCTGAAGACTGAAAGATTCTGACGGCTTTGTGTTGGAATCAATGATTTGCTTGATTACATCAGCATCTATTTCCATAAATGGCTTTATACCAGTAAGTATGCATAACTTTAGATGTTCTAGTTGGTCAAACTCGGATTTGGTTAGACTTCTAGCGTTCTTCTTTTCAAAATGCGCAAGAGCCATTGGTGTAACCAGCTCAGAAATTTTCTTCTGCGCTTCATATGCCCATAGCGTAGCCGCGACATTATCACTGCTTCTAGGAAGAACTCTCTTCTGTTTTCGTTTTTGTTCATCTCTAGAGTTAAAAGGTCTGCCACCTTCTGGGTTTTCAGGTTGCTCGTTATCATTATCTTGAGGTGGGCCAAGCTCGATACGCTCTGTTTGAGGCTCTTCTCTTTCTACTATTTCCTCTTCTGCGGGAGGAAGTCCAAGGCTCTCTAAATACATGTCCTTATCTAACACGTCTTTAGTCATGGCCAGTTTAGCCATATCCTGTTTATGTTGAGGATTATGGAAAGGACCAGCTTTCTTAGGTGCTCCCGGATCATTTGTTCTAGTTCTTTCTTCTCTTCTCACTCTAATCTTCTCAATAGTAGGTAGCTCTCTAAATCTTTCGAGCAGCGTTTCGTGAGATATAATATCTCTATCGGCAAGCTGTACAAGTAACTGTTTCTGCGCAGCTTCATCTGAAAGTATAATTGAGTCAAAGTGTATCTCAGCTGGGAATCTAAAGCCCATGGCCTTTTGCACTAACTTGATTTCATTTATCCAGAAGTCTTTAAGCTTTTCTCTACCGTATTCCAATCTTTCGACTAGAGTCTTGAGGCTAACATAATTGTTGCTATATCCACCACCAGAAGCGGCTCCGGTTAGCGTTGGAGGAATGCCAAGTCCAGCATATATACTAGTTAGAACCGGCTGATATTTTTCTGCTCCTAAGAATTTGTAAACCTGAGTGCTACTTTCCTTGAAGTCAATTTCAGGACCCCATACTAAGTCCATAGTGCCTCCGCCGACATTACTGGCGAGAATATCTCTTAGCTTATTAATAGCGGCTTTGGTGGGAATAATCTTATGGTCTAAATCACCAATTCTCCAAAGTCTAACATTTGATATAGCTCCATCTAACGCAGCTAAGTCTGCGAGCTTCATCTTTTCAAGCATAACAATATCGTCTAAGATTGCATATATCATAGGGTTTGACCAAACGTTCCAGTCATCCTTCTTATAATGATACATCATAAACTTGTCTTTATCTAATGGTATTTCTCTTTCGCCTTGGGAAAACTTCGTGAGCAAGTAGTTTGGTAAGTTGCGACCTTTACCATGAGCGTCACCATTCATCATTAGTGAGTTGACTGTGTTTTTTGAGACTTTGATAACATACTCAATGTCACCAGTGAACATTGCTACATCTTTATTTTTTATATCAACAGCAAGAGGATTTAAAAAGTCATAGCGCCAAGGAATCTCTCTTTTTGAAATAGCGATGTCTTCTATTTTCATATCAGGCGCAGCTGTACTTCTTTTGAGCTCGGCTTCTTTCTTCTTATTAATTTTAGCTGTTCTTCTGCGGATAGGAACGTTGCCGCATCTATACAGATAATTCAAGAATCTTTCTGATCTGTCTAAACCATCAACCTGTTCAAACCATTTGCGATAAAACTTTTCGATTGTCTTGTTGGGATGTACTAGAGTAATCCCTTGCGTAGCAAAGTCGCCCATCAAATCAATAACATTTCTAATGATTCCAACTTTGTCATAAGCCTGCATGCACATCTTGACTATTCTTTTTTGATGTGTAGGAATTGCTTCGCCGGGACGAAAAGCATTGTAGTCCCTGCGGTTAAAGCCGGGTCTTACCGACCTTTGTGTTTCGATGTCTATAAAAGTTCTATTGTCGTAGGCATATGACTTCTGTATACCATCGTAAGCATTAACATTATCAGCGGATAGCTCATAAGCCTTGCTTCTTTCTAAATCATCACCCCAAGTCAAGTATAGATCTTCTGACATTTGTATTGTTCCTTTGGCAATAGTATTGATAATGGTATTGTAAATTACTATACACAGTATTAATAAATATTGCCCATATTTTCTGTAAACCAAGATGGACCATGATACATTGGGCCGTCGTCCTCCGTTTTTTCTCCCTCAGACTTTCTGGCAAATCCACCGTAGTGATCGTAAGTTCTTACCGTTCTTTCTACGTCAAGCTGTCTCGCGCTCATGTTTGCCATGATCAAAGATGAATAGCGGTCTTTCCTCAGTCTGCTCTTTTTTCCTGCTGCTATCTTGACTTCTGGAGTATCCCATCGCTCTCTACCAGTCCCTGTTTGCGTCATAATAATCATAGACAGCTCATTCTTGAGTTCTTCTATTTCCATAACACAATCCTCTAAGGTGTCGTATATTCTACCCTCGATATTGTCTTCCTCGGCAGATAAGCCAAGACTGACTGAATCAAAGTCTGGGAATAGTACTAGCTTATCCTCAAAGTCTTTTCTTAGTCCGTGATTAGCCTCTGCAAGCCAATCGTATTTTGCAAACTGACACATTCTTAAAATATGTAATCCGGGCTCATCGTCTGTGTCTTTTGGTTTGTCGTAGTCTATAACGGGCCATATTTTTTGCTCGCCCTCTCTAACTTTGTCTTTGTCGTGCAGTGCCTCCATGACAGCGATACCACCACCCTGAGCATCAAGTGCAATCTCCATGCATGGAAATACTTTCATTAGGTTTCTAATTTTTCTAGCGCAGTAAGAATAAAAATCGTCTTCGTCTACAAGGTGCGCTTTTAACTGATCTCTGTGCTGACTTCTGTTTGTAGTCCACACATGAACTACTCTTCTGTGGCTTCCATTTAATTCTAGGACCACAATACTAAAATTATCAACCTCTGACGCTGGGTCAACTCCAAAGATATATCTCTTATTTGGGTCTCCTTTTAGCATAGCCTCAAAATGTATAGGTTCTTCGTTTATCGTAATATTGTTTGCTTCTGAGGCAACACAATTTTCTATTAGTGATCTTTTGAAAAAGCCTTGACTATCAGTTGTAAAACAAGCACCATACTCCATCTGAAAGATCCCAGAGTGTACAGTTGCCCTAGCTCTGGCTATCTGTCCCTCGTCCATGAATCCATCTGGAAGGGTCGTTACAGGCATGCGAATAACAGAATACTCATCCCAAGCAAAGTCTTCAGGTACATTTTCCCCGAATACCTCCTTTAGTCTTTGTCTGTCGCCTTTACTATTTACAATCGCTCTGTATCTTTTCCAATATTCTGCAAAGTGATTAAAGTCATAGTATGCTGTACCTGACAATATAATTTGGTTTGATTTTTCAGTTACCGGATCTACGTCAGTCTTTTCCTGCAGACTAACTCCAAGCTCCTCGGCTTTTTTCTTTTTAGCTCTATCTTTGACTTTTTCGATAGGTGACGCAGACACTGCAGCAAAACCAGCAACCACGTTTTCAAATATCTCACGAGGTATCGACGCAAATTCATCAGCGATAATATCATTGGCGCGCTGACCAC